TATACTGCCTATTCCCCCACCCTGCTCAGTGGTTGTAGTAACTGTATTTGTAGTAACACCCCCAGAAGTAGTAGATGTTGTTGAAGTTGAAGTGCTAATAGTGCCTCCATCAGTAAGAAGATTTTGTGCATAATTAGCAGCAGAACCCGGAGTATTTGCATTTATAATATATTGCGCAGCTCCACTTGATGCTAACGACTGCATAGCCGCTGTAATACCGTCTTCTCCTAAAGCAAACTCTCGGTTTCCACTAGAATCTTTTTGGTTATAAAAATCAATTTGAGTAGTAGTCCATGTACCTTTACCACCATTATCTGCTCTTTGTTGTTGCAAACCTGCCATTAAACCGTTATAAAGATCTTTAGCAGCTTCCCCAGCTGTAATAGGAGCTGATGTGATGGTGTTTGTACCTACTACTGTTTTACCAGCAGTACTACCTAGTAAATCTTGTACAAAAGTTTTACCTGTAGCAGAATTTACAGCAGTAAGTATATTAGTAAAATTACCGTCTGCCCCTGTTTTAATACCATACACCGGGTTATTTACAAGTGAAGTAAGAGTTGGAGAAAGTTGTATGGCTGTGCCCCCAAGTCCAGCCTCATTTATTCCACTGGTTTTAAGAGCAAAGGTAACGGCTTGAGCCACTGAGGACCCGGATGTTATAGCTGCATTTTTTGGATTTCCAGACTCAAGCCATCTAGCTGCAGCATCGGCAAAAGTTGATTTTACTGTTACTGCAACAGGCACTGTTATTGGAGTTCCTGGTTTAGGTAGATTATCTCCTGCGTTTTCACTACTACCCACATTACCTATTGCTCCTCCAGTAGCAGGAATAGAGACAGTTGGAGAAGAACTATAAGATGTAACGACTACTGGGGCCGGAGCATTATAATTAACATATGGGTTTTGTACACGTGAGAGGGTACCGGATGCATTAAAAAGTGCATCAGCAAAAGATTCTTTAGTTGAAGAATTAGAAGGTGAATCAGTTATTCTAAACTTTATATTACCTGTTGGTATCTTCACACCTGTTGAATTTGGATTATAGTTAAGGGTACTTGTTAGGTTACCATTAGCATCAGAAATAAGTATACCTGAAGAAGTACTAGCAAAATCACTTTGTGTATTACAAAATGTAGTTAAATTATAATCGCCAAAAAATACATAATATCTTGTTAAAGGTTTAAGTTTTTGTGCTGTAAACTTTATGCTAACTGCTCTCATGTAAGGTAGTATAAAAGAAGTTGGACTAGTTACTGTTGAATTATTAAAAATAACTCCAAAATCCAACGATTGAGCATCTGTGCTAGTGGGATTAAACCATAAAGTTTTCCAAGAATTCCATACACTCCCATAAGTTTTTGTACCAATAGAATCAGGTATCATGGTATCATACACGCCCTTTTTATCTTGGTATATAATAGGAAGTTCTGTTGTATCAAACCAAGTATCAGATGCAGGGCTTAAAGTGACTGTACCTGTATAAAGATAAAAATCAAATGGATTAATATGCTCATCATCACTAGCTACATTATTAGTAATATATTGGTCATCAGTATAACTTAACATAATGGTTGTATTGTTAACTAATGCGTAACCATTTGCCGTTCTCTGTGTACCAGTAGAATTAACTTCAGCTAATTTATAATTTTTGTTAAAAAAGCCTGGAAGCAATTCACCGGTTTTAAAATCCATTGATACATTATATTCTGGATTGTAAGGGTCACCAATACCGTGACCTGTAAATGGGTCAACAATAAACCCGTTTTTAAATCTATCTAACCCAAATTGATCTTTTACAGTATATGTTGTTGTATCAAGTTCTAATAAGGTTAAAGTTGTATAGTATTCTAAGTTAGTTATTCTAGTTTCTAACTTACCAATATCCTTCATGGTGTAGCGTTTTTGATCTAAAGGAATAAATGTAGAATACTTATTAATATCAAAACCGTAAGCTGGGTGTTGAATAACATATAATGGCATAGCATCGGCAGGGGTAGGGGGTTCTACGGGCATTAAAGAACTAACCCCTTGCTTATAGGTAATTGTACCATCACTACTAATATAAATTTTATCTGTTCGAGGCAAATAATAGTCATAGTTGCATAAGAAATTATTTTCAAAGACTAGAAATTCATTTCTTATTGCGCCTGAGTTTTTAAAGTTTAAACCATCATTAGAAATTCTAGGTCTAAAATCTAAACAATCTCTTAAATTATACCGTATATTGTTTGCATTAAAAGATGGAATATTTACATAATCAGGGTACGAAGATGAATTAAAATAATCTCCAGTTCCATGCGCATAGTAACTAAAATTAATTTGTATAGGACCTGAAGGAGGTTTACGGTTAGGCTTTAATTTTATATATGATAACCCATAATAAGCAGGTGTCTGATTTACTACTAAAGTATAATTAAATGAAATATCAGTAGCATTGGATTCAGTATAAGGTGTACCAAATGCATTTGAAGACATTTTTACATTAGCTACAGAATAAACGTCAGCATATCCTAAAGGTATATAACTTGCAGTACAATCAGTTTGTACAGTTAGGGATAAGGTAGTACTAGTAGCTGTTTTAGTGTTGGGAGTTTGGTTTGTCTTTAAAATTGTTGTGTAAATTAATACATCTTCGTTTGATAAACCATACCCGTTTAGTATAATTTTAATATTTCTACTTGTTCCGTCTGTATATTGAAAGTTAGCAGAATTAATTTTATATATCTTACCTGCATTACCACCGGTTTGTACAACAGCAAAATAATTAAAATCAGATCTTGCAGCAAACGTTGTATTAACAGCAGTAGTAAGACTTACATTACCTGAGGCTAATGTTGCATAATGGACACGGCGGGTACTATATACTGGGCTTGTAATATTAGTTGTAACAGAATCTGCTAATGGAAAAATATAACTTAATAATTTACCATCAATTATACTAGATTCATTACGAGTTGCAGTTACTCCTGTAACGTTAGTTGCAGCATAAGGTCTTCCTAAAGTTAATGAAGTGTTAGATGCAATTGATGCTATACTATATGAGTTACTTAAATCAGATGTAAACTGTATAAAATCCCCGACTTTTAAATCACCATTAAATAAGGTATTTACCCCTGTAACAGAAGTAGAATTATTTGTTAATGTTATGCTACCATTTATTGAAGCACCAACTGGTACTATATCAGCAGTAAAAGCAGTAGATACATACCCAGAATCACTAACACTAGGGGTATACAACATTTTGGCGTCACGAGAAAAAGTATATCCAGGTTTTATACTTACATCAAATAAATACGCGTTAAACGTGGATGTATTTAACATTATGTTACCAGTATCGATCTCATAACCTCTTATTTTTGCATTACCTATTAAAGTACCGCTATAAGAGCCTTTTGTGCTGGTGTAACTATTGTAAATACTAACAGTTACAAAATCAGATGTAAAATTAGGTACGCTGTAAGTATTAGAAACAGTAATATAATTACCAATAGGGGTCTGCACAACTGCTGAGTTTACATTAGCTATATCCCTTGGCTTAGAGAAAGGTAGGTAGTTGTTAGCAATAGTAGAAACTTTATAGCCTTTGACATAGGCTTTACCTGGATAAAGAATTGCAATACCGAGCGCATCATCTCCCCCACTAGCAGCAGTAATGTAGCCATCAAGGTGTTTTTCACTTCGCAGGTGTTCTATTACTTTTAAATCAAAAGGATCAACAGTATAGTTACCTGATTCATCAAAAGTTCTGGAAGCTAATTCATCAGCTAATAAGTTATATCCAGGTTCTTTAGTTAAAGAAACTAGAGTACCTTCATCTACTTTAGCTAACTCAATGAATGTATCTGCAACAGAAGGGGTAACATCTAATGCTCTAGTATCTAGTGTTAAAAGTATTTTATAACGATCAGAACCAGGTGCAAAGTAATTGTATGTTCCAATAGCTGGGTCAAGTAATGATTCATCATCATCACTTGTAACTATACTTTCAGTTACTGTTAAACCAACTCTTGCACTAGCGTTAGCAGCATATTTACCTAAAATAATAGTTTGCGGTTGAACTTTTACAAAAGTATCATTTACAAAGAATATTCCAGAGGAAATACTTGCAGATATGCTTTTACCGGAAGAAGAAGAGGCAATAGTTGTAGCACTATAAGAGGTACCAGTATCAGAGGTGGTAATTATTTCATTGTCTGCAAACGCTGTAGTAACATAGTTATTACCTGAATTAATATATTTAACAAACAGTGTAGGGGAATCAGTATTAGTAGCAGCCGCAACTTGCAGCACCTTAGCTTTCATACCATAAGTCTGACTGGTTATTTCTCTATTTAAATAATTATAAACATTTATATCTGAGGAATTATAAGTAGGTAAAAGCTTTACATAATTTAAAGTAGGGTCTACAAGAAGTGATCCTGGAATTACCATTGACCCAGGTTTAAATATATTTTTACCAAATCTTGCAACTTGATTTTGTAATATAGTTTGTAGTTGAGTTAATTCTCTAGCCTGAACTGCTACACCAGGTTTAAATAAAATACGATGAAAATTCTTATCTTCATTGTAATCGTCATAGTACGGGTCGGTGTTAAAATTAAGCGCCATTTCTTACCTGTGTTATAATCTTATGATTGTTCTGAGCGTGACTAGTTGTTGATCGCTGTGACTTACTGAAGTTCTATTATCGATATACAATAAATCCCCGCTGAATACATCTATATCGGGTACTTGATCTAGAGACGCTACTGTATATGTAGCTGCTGTATTTTCGTCGGTTAATATATCTCCAGCTACTAAGTTATGATTATTAAGATCGACTACTAATATTTGCTTGGTAGAACTAACTACTTCTACAATCTGATAATGCCTTACCGAATTAGTGGTTGTAAGACTTAATAAAGAATCTCTATTTAAACCTGTAACAGATTCTAGGGTTGCCAGAAAACAAGCACTCCCGTTTACATTTGCATAATGATAACCACTATCATTTGCTTTGATATCTTTTAAAATACCAAATTGTCTATAATCGTTGCTGACATTTAACCCTTGATTCTTTTCATTATTTATTGTTGAGGTAAACATAATTGCATCGGCAAATAACTCACTTATAGAATCTTTACCATGCCCTCCAACCGGGGACAAAATAGCAGATACATTTGCATTTCCCCCATCACCAATAATAGTTGTATTAGCATAGGAATAACCAGCACCAGGATTTTGTACTGTAATATAGCTGACAGTATTATTAGATAAAACAACATTACCGGCAAAGTTACGACCGTCTCCAGTTACAGAAACGTTTGCGTAAGAATAACCAGTGCCTACATTAGCTACTCTAAATGCAAAAATACCCCCATTGACTGCAGATAATTCTACAATACTTTGAATAGTTTCAACCCCACCAATTGAAGTATTTACATAGGCATTAGCACCAGTTCCAGTTGCGCTTGCAAAGGCAAGATTAACATGGGTGTAACCATGACCTGAATCTTCAATTATAATATCTTGAACTTGACCAGCAGAATTTACAAACGGAGTCAATACTGCTCCTTTTCCATCACCGATAACAGAAATAGTAGTTTGAATATTAGAAGGGTAATTTATACCTTCATCTTCTATTGTCACACCATATACTTGCCCAGCAACCATAATTGGAGTTAAAATTGCAGTATTTGCAAAATATAAATTAGCTGTAGCATTAGATGTTGGTTGACTATTACCAGTTGTAGAGATTGTAATAGTAGTGTTAGCTTGCGCAGCAGCAGTATAATTATAACCTTTATTAGTTATAACAATATCTACTAAAGAATTGCTACTAAAAATTAAATTAGCAAGAGCATTAGAAGTTGGTTGAACGGCACCAGTAGTTGCAATAGTAGCAATGGTATTTGCAACCACATTAGTATAATAATTGGCACCTGTACTAGTAATCTTTACATTACTTAAACCTTTAAAATGGCTTGTACCTAAACCTGATGTATCATTGACAGTAATGGAGGCTTGTTTATAATTATTACCTGCATTATCAATATACACGCTGATAATTTCCCCAGATGTATTTAAGACTGGAGTTAGGTTGGCTATTACGTTACCATTACCGCCTAAAAATGAACCATTAACAGTTAACGTTACAACATTATTACCTATATAACCTGAACCTTGATTATCTAAAACTATACTTCTAATTTCTCCATTAGAATAGTATGCATTTGTAACTGCCCTTTGAACAGGCATATAGTCGGTAGTTAAGAATCTATTCCTAACGGATAATGGAACAGTATACATATACTTCCAAATATACCCATCAGCAGTCGTTAAAGGAGTAGGATCAAAATTAGTAGGTTCAACGGTAGAGGCAGCACCATTTTTATTAAACAAACATTTGTAAACATTAAATTGACTTGTTAGCACATAATAATTTGAGTCTTTTAGACTTGAAGCACCAGTACTTGATTTAAAGCTAGAAGAATAATTACCATCAAATTGATCATATACAGTATTAGTGACCCAATTTATTCTTTTAACTACCAGGGAAACATCATTAACGTTAACTTTTTTAACTTGCAAAATTTGTCTACGAGTTTCATATTCGTAATCAGCAGTAACTTCTGGAGAAGGAGGTACAAGGGGATTAGGCCAATTTAATACTTTACCAATAAAATAGTAATAATTAGATCTACGAGAAAGAAACTCATTATAGACTGTCTCCGCCAACGATTGGTGGATTCTGTCTTTTAGAAGAAAAGACATATTGTATTAAGCTATTGTAACGTTCCAAGTTATCACGACAGTATCACCAGCAGCTTTGGTAACAGTACTAAAGACTGTGCGACAGAGCATATTACCGGATGATGATGCATTTAAAATTCCTGCCTCGGTTAAAGAGCCTGTACCGGTACCTGCAGTAAATGTTGCAACATAAGCAATTGTATTAGATGTTCTTGTACTAGAATCCAATGCAACTCTACCTAACTCAGCTCCAAGGGCAGTTTGAGATGTAGCAGCTGCTGTATTGCTTGAACCAATAGCCATATGGCTAGGTAATGCAATCGTATTACCAACCAAACGCGATGCAATTACATACTTTCC